GCGCATATATGGAAACCCAATCTACAACAACGAAAACCTTCGGGTCCGCTGTTGGATTGGATTCTGGCGTTGGGGTCCGACATAATGTTAGGACGACCCAAAATTCGTTAGGAGAGAGGACGGCTAAGCCGTCACCCCTTAGGGACTCTTTCCTTCCTAAACTAGGAGAAGGTAATGAAATTAAATCCTTCCCTAGTACTCACTCCGGATTCTTAAACCAAAGGTTAAAGAACGGGGTGGTTGCGAATTTTACCCTTAAAAGGACAATCCGCAACAAGAACGGCACCGGTGCTTTGCATCGGAAGCTGCGTCGCCTCCCGGCCTACGTCCAAGACGAATTGGCAAGGAAGCTATGTACTGAAACAGGACTTAGTCTTTGGAACAGTTCAAAATTCTTCTCTCTCGACGTCTCAAAGATAGAGAGAGCTGAAGAAGAGATAAGAGGTATCGTAGATGCACTCTTACTCTCAAAGGGGGACTTCTTTTCCATCATAGACGAAGAGAAATACCTCCAAATGAACGCCCTTTTTAGGGCAATCATCCTCCGTGCCACCTACGAAGTAGATGATGTCACGAAGCAATGGAAGGAATTCACCAATTACCTTTGGGTAAAAGCCTCGCTAAGCGAGACTCTTGAGGAACCTTCCATCTCTCGGGGTAACATCTTTAAGAGGTTAACCAGAGATCCTTATATCAATAGACTCATAAATGAGGGTATTGATACAAAGAGAGACGCAGAGAGCTTAGCTCATCTGTGTAACTCAAGGATGCTCGTGTCCGGAGGACACAGAACACTAAATCTCTCCATGGAGAAGTTTATAAAAACTACTTCTGAAGAGTTTGTGGTCGATCCAGCTGAGCTGGAAAGAGCACAAGAGGCAGCCCGCTTCGTTGGGGTAAAAACCCGCTACTTTGTAGACGAAGAGGGCGGCCTCCCTGACGGCCATGCACACATAAGTGTGTCGAGTGCCGGAAGTTACGAAACAAGTGTCTTAGACGGAGGTCGAGGTGCAGAGATTATCTCGCAACTTGACTACTTGAAAGGGATTCCTATGGAAACCCGATTCGTACCATTACCTCTCGGATATTCCGTGAGGGAAGAGGCCGGTGTCCCCCGATGGAGAACATGGGCCCGCAAGGAGAATTTCTCAACCCCATATGAGGGTATAGAGAATTTCTCGCTATATGAAGGAGAAGAAGAAGACATAGTCGACTTCGGAAACTTCAGAAGCGACGTTACAAGCTTTACAAGCAAAGATCGTCGTTATGGATTTGATGACGCCTTAGGCGATCAGATCTTTTATCTTGCTCTATATACTGCGTATATGGAGGGATATATGGACCTCGAAGGAAACGTTATACGGCCGATCGAGGCAAGATCAATGGTTGTTCCAGAACCAGGCGGCAAAGCTCGCATAGTTACTACCACAACGTGGTGGAACGCCATTTTACAGCAACCAGGGGGCCATTGGCTCCGAAGCTGCTTAGAGCATCACCCGTCAGCAGAAGCAGGATTATCCCGCGCTGACCAGGCTTGGCTCTATATAGAACTTATATCCAAAATAACTCCTTTGGAGGATGGATGGTTCTTATCAAGTGACCTCGAAGAGGCCACCGATGCAACTCCAACAGCTATCATAGGTAGCTTAGTGGAGGGTTTCTGTGATGGGTTTGGGCTAATGCCCACCCACGTCAGATTAGCACTGAACCTCGCTAAGAGCTCCAGGCTTTTGTTCATCGAAACCACAAAAATTCAAACTATGTTTGAAAAGAAACGTGGTTGCCTAATGGGCGAACCGATGACCAAATCCGTTTTAACGATTTTAAATCTTGCAACGGAAGAAGCCGCCATTCGGGATTATCTCGGATGGCAGGATATTCGCCGCTCCCTCGACATAGTTGAGGAGGAAGAGGTGATCAAACCCCTACAAAACGAATATGACCTTAGGTATAAACGTGAACAGGGGAAATGTAAAGTGGGCCCCTTAGAGGTCCTCTTCACATATACTCTACCTAGGTCCACAGGACGTAGGACAAAGGGTTTTCTTCGGTACGATAGTGTTAAACACTTCGTACGGAATCTAGCCGAAGACTGCATTAAAAATGACACTCATCGGGTTGAACACGCTAGCTACTATGTTAACTGGCATGGCAATGCTCACAACTATGTTGTTACGAGACTTGTCAATAGGATCCTTGCTTCTATGAAGCAAAGGCTCCCAAATAGCATGACGTTAGGTCTTAAGACTCGGGATTTAATCCCCTACCGTTACATGTATAAAGGACCTGTCCAAGTTACTTGGAGGGCCTTTGCGGTTGCCGGAGACGACCACGTCGCCTACGGACCGAAGGTCTACCTTGATTTAATCACGGAAAACCATATACTCTGGGGTAGTAAGATCTCGCATACTAAGCATGCGAAGAGTCAAACTGCTATCAGAATGTGTGAGAAGGTTCTCCTTTTTAAGGGAACCGATCTCAACGTCCCCTTACGAGCGATTAATCGCTCCTTTGAGGACTACGACCGATCTATATTTGTAGATTCGGTCAAAGTCAGACTGCTATCCCCACTTTCTAAAAGTATGGATGTGCAGAATGATAAAAACATCGCAATTGGCAAAGCCAAATCCTTAGGACGAACTTTGCGATGGTTAAATCCAACCGCATTCCCAAGGGAATGGGTTGAAATGGTGAGAAAGCGATTCTTTGCAAGAATGCGCTCATACCTTCCAAAGGAAGGAACCTCACTTTTCTACCAGATTCTCCTTCCTGAGGAAATTGGAGGTCTGGATTTATACTTGCCTGGTGAACTTCAGGAAATCTATTATAGAGTCCCTGTACCCACCCGCCAATTTATTGGTAAACTACTAAGTGGTAAGGCAAGTTTTATTGATTTGCGTCTGTTTAAAACATTCACAACCAATGGCGTTGAACGAGGAGTAAGTATACAAAGTACTTTCATCGACAACGCAGAGAGACTCGGAATGGGTTTAACCCCTCAGAGTATCTATACTGCTCGGGATCGCCTAAGGCTAGACCCGGTCAAATACTCATCTTTACGAAAACTTATTAAGAAGTTGCGTAAGATGGGATATCTTACATTCGACGATCTCATGAGAGATGTCACCAGAGGTCTCCTCTTTGAGGAGATCTTGACTGGGTCAAAAGACTCTGGTCGAATGTATGCTACTACCCCATGGAAGAAGCGTTACGCTGCTCTCTGGGATAAAACATATGATCCAAACTCCATCCATGATGTAGACCTCGCTGAGCGAGTTCAAGAGTTGGAAAATATTCAGAGATTTGTACCATTAATGGTATATAACTCTCAAGAACAAACATTGCCCCACCATAGGTTGGGATTTAATCCTACGGATTATGTTTCAATGTTTGAAGGAGGTGAGCTCGAAGAGCTCATGCTCTATGATGATACTCTGATCTACTCAGTAGATACTGCTACGCAGAAAGCAGAGGCTCAATTCGGTTACAATTGGACCTTTAAGGATCTAGTGACCGAGGGATATCCAGACTTACGTCTGCATATCCCGAACTACCAATAAGTCTAAGACTTTAGAAACTAAGTTTCACCTTCGGTGTATGGTGTTCTTAAGGCGGGATCTCTAAGAGAAAACGGTCAAAGACCGGACCCCACCCTTTTATGAATATCATCTTACTAAGTAGATTCAGTCCCGAAGGAGGAACCTATGCAATGAATTCAATTCAACATGCG